ATTTTCCTAGATGACAACCAACATATTTAAACATTTATTTAAATCTAGTGCTTCAGTAACTCGTGAGTCCAAGTTAGCAGAGTTGATTGAGGCAAAACAACTTATTATGAAAGATCTGGATCGATTGATTGATTCTATTAATGGAACAAGTGTTGAAGATATTCGTATTTTAATGAGTGGTGGTTCTGCATCTGTTATGCAGAAATATTGGTGTCGAGCTGATTCACGAGATCATGCTCAATATATTCGTAGTCAGTTTTATAGTGCTATGAATAAATCAGGTCCAATTCAGTGTAATTATAATGAATTGCTTGAACCTAATGGTGTTGATTTAAACATTAGGCAAAAAGCTGGTTTGATGCTGGAAAGCATTAATAGAGCTTTTGATATGGGAAATGAAGATGAAAGAAGATATAAAATCACTGAGTTTTATTATATTTTTGTACAATATTTTATGAAACCCAGTGTTTTGTTTGAAAAACCTCCTCCGGAACCTAGTGTTAGTAAATTTGGTAAACTTATTAAAAATTTTGTTTTTAAATATACTGGTTTATTTAAGGAAGAGTGTGTTGAATTTTATGAAGATCATGGAGATGAATGTTGGACTATTTTCGATCATATTACTATGTGGTCTATTTGTTGTCCTAGCTTTTATGGTATAGCTACCATTTTAATGTCTTTGACTGGTTGGTATGTTGTTGGTGCTGGTTTATTTGGTTTGATGTGTTCTTATTATGTAAATTGGGTTTTTCCAGCTTGGCGGTTAATGATGAACTTGGTACGTGCTTGGATTTATGATCATTCTAAGTATATAATTTTTGCAATTTCAGGTTTTACTTTATTGATGATCCTTTGGAAATTAACTCGTAGGAAAGAAACTAAACATTTAGGGCAATCAGTCAGCTTTGCTGATCATTGTCCTATTTGGTTGAAAGATTATCCTCGAGAAACTCAAATGGTTTTATATGAAAGTTATAGTGCTAAATCTGAAAACGGCGAAGGCCCTTTAGATCAAGTTTTTTACCAGTTATATGATAGTTATGAAATTTTTCATTCTGGTAAAGGTGATCGATCAGATGCTGACCGTTTTGCAGCTAGATCTAATGCAATTTTTACTTTTGTATCTTTAGTTTTAGGTTGTATACAAGGTTATTTGCTTACTAATAAACAACCTTTAACCTTATTTCATGATTTTAAGAATTTTATTTTGACATTTACCTCAGGTGCTAATATGTTTAAAGAGAATATTGTTACTTGTGTTAATTTTGGAAAAGGTTTTTCTAAATGTCAAGCAACATCTATTGATGATAATATTATGTGTTCTGCTTGTGCTTTAATGCAAGTTTCCAAAGATATTTCTGTTAAAAAATATACTGATGATGATGTTTTGTATAAACCTGAAGTTTATGAACAAGAATTGCGTTTCAGTATGTTAAAATATCATAAGAATGCAGTTCCTAAACATTTGCCAGAATGGTTTTTAAAATTAAGTGAAAATGTTCAATCCATTTTAGCTGATATTTTGAAGATTGATTTGCCTGATCTCATGAATAAAAACTATTATTATAAATATGAAAAAGATGAAGCTGGTACAGCTTATTTTAAATTTTATATACGTAAGATTAAAAATAATAATAGTGAGAATCAAGAAAGATATGGTATTGGTCATACTTTGTATAAAGCTATGGAATCTAAAAGCCCTACTTTTGTTGCTGGTGGTGTTTTACAACCCCCAGCTAAAGAAAGTAATCAATGTGGCTTTTGTCCAATTTTAGAACCTGCTCCTCCTTTATTAGTTGATTCTATAGTCCTTGATGCTTTAAGTGTTATTGTTAGGCATTTGAAATTTTGTGATAAATGTCATGAACATTGTGATGATACATTTTTTAGTGAGTGTAATTTTACATGTTGTGTGCATGATTATCCGATAAAAAAGAATTTTAATTTTCGGGATTGGTATGCTAGTATTGGTTTATTGCAAGTTACATATGATAATATTTTAAGTCCCTATGAATCTGGCCCCTTAAGTGACCATATTATGCCTCATAGAAATCCTTTATTTGATTTAACTTTAACAAGGCCTAGTACTCCGATTTACGGATCTAGATTAAGTGGTGATTTTCAAACAAGTGTTTATCCTTGGGAAGAATCTGTTGTCCCTTATTTTAATGATAGTTTATTAGATCAAACTTTGCAAGAATCAACAGCTATTGTTTTGTATTCTGATTTACCCTCTTTTAGAGAAACTAATCAATGTGGTTTATGTAATGAAGATGATTGCAAAGCTTTATTACCATCTAATTGTAAAAATTTAGATCCTACTATGTTTAATAATAGTGGTGAAATTTTATCAATTACTACATCATTAAAATCCCCTATGGATAATAACCAATATTTTTTTGATTCCGAACAAAAATTATGGCAAGTTGTTGCAAAACCTGTTAGCTTTTCTAAAATTCCTGTTGATGAAGTAGCTAGTACAGAGGAAGTTAAAGCTAAAGATTTGGGAGCTTTTGGTTCCATAATTCCAGGTTGGTGTATTATTACTAATATTCCAGGTTTTCAATATTGGGTTTATATTTTATTATGTTTATTAATAGGTGGGTTGTTATATTTACTTTACACTTATGGTTTTCGTAAGCGTAACAATTTAGAAACCAGTGAAGGCAACGTTGCAGGTAAATTAGCATTAGATAAAGATTGTCCATCTGAAAAAGTTGGTAAAAAGTGTATGCATGTTAATTGCCCTTTTAAGCATCATAATGTTGAAGAAAGTGTTGAAGCTGGTATTAATAAAAAACATAGGGAAAAAGAATTTCAGCAGGAAGCTGCTAGAGTTCCGTTTATGGAAGCTTCAAAACGTATTTATGGTACTGATGAAGCTATTTTTTCTGCTTTAAAAAATCCTTTATCTGATGAGAAAGAAGATGCATTAAAACATCTTAGGGAAGATCGTTTTAGAGATAAAGTTACTGGTCTTGATATGAGAAAAGTACTTTTTGTCTTTTATGATCCTCAAGATATTTTAAAATTTGCTCAGGAAAATGTTACTCCTTTTACTGTTGTTTATCATAATAAGGGGGAAATGAAATATGAAATTGTTAAGAATTATGACGATTATTTAAATTTTAAAAAACTTTATCCTAGTGCTAAACCTGTAATTAATACAAGACGTAAAGGTGAGTTAGATAGAATGCCTGTTCATTTTACTGTAGTAATTCCACATTATATTGAAGGGATTGTTAAACGTATACATAATAGAGATAATCTTAATTATAATCAACGAGTTCTTCTAGATAATGCAGTTGACGAAAAGAAAATTGTTGGTGGTGAAGTTTTACAAACTGAACTTAAATCTTATGAGCCTTTTATTGGCAAAAATGATTCTAAATTGTTTATACCTAGGGAAGGAAATCGTAGTAGACCTCGAGCTGAATTTGTTCATTTAGCTACTTTTAATATGAACCATCCGCGTTTGTTTGATAAAGAAGTTTCTACTTTTGATATGCCTTTAAGAGGTGGTAAAGAAGAAACAATACCTGATAATATTAATAGATTTCATGATTTTCATCGTACAGCTTTGTTTAAACATCATAATGGAGAGCAAATTATTGTTCCTGAAGATTTAATGCCTTATTGTAAAGATTTGACTAATAAGAATCTTTCTATAAGAGATATTCGTATTAATGATTTAGCTGGTATTCGTCGTTTTATGATGTATCATAATTTGCCTGGACTTTTCTTTTATGATAATAATGGTAGTACTAATGAAATCAAAGAATCTGGTGATGTTGAAAAAATATTAACTTTTAAAGATAATCCAGATAAAGACGATGTTAGTATAACTCAACGTCGTAAAATTATTGCTCATAAAGCCAAAGAACATATGATGAATAATATGGCTTTAATAAACAATGTTAAAGATATTCTTGTTCCTGAATTAAATTATATACCTAGTAATTCTGTAGAAGAATTATCTGAAATTTATAAAATGATAGAAGAAGGTAGAGTTCTAGAATCTCAAGAAACAATTGCTCAACCATCTATGTTTATTGAAAATATTGATACTCGTTCTTGTGTTGGTTTTTGGCCTAGTTATTTAGACAAAATTGAACGAACAGCTAAAAATAGGTTAGGTGTTGGTGGCATTGTTGGTACTAATGTTGTAGTTAGTAGACATCTTTGGTTAAAAGATGATGGAACACCAGAATATGACCCTGAAGATTCAATTTGTGTTTGGATGGATACAGATTATAATATTAATTTTATAGATTATATTCCTATGACTACTTTACCTCCTTATAATGATGTGGATGTTTCTTTAGATCTATGCCGTGTTATGTTAGAAGATAAATTTTATAAAGATTTATCTTCAGAAGAAATACCTATACGAGTTAAAGCTATATCTCCTGGTAATGGTAATCCTGAAAGATGCGTTGGTCAAACTATTTATGGCCTTGAATATACAGTTCGTGGACCTATTATGCATCCAGGGACTATTATATCTTATCATCCCTTTTTGGAAGGAACCTATAAAACAAATTATCCTACTTTCATTCACACTGTTAATTCATATAGAGGTTATTCTGGTATGCTTCTTTTTGATTGTTCTGGAAGATGTGTTGGTTTTCAAACACGTTCTTTAGATGGAATGAATCTTAATAGAGCTTATTCAATTAATACTATTGTTCATACTTTATTATATGATAAAAGGCCTATGGGTAAAACAATAATTCAACTTTCAAAAAACTAATAGAACCGGCCCCCATTATAAAGGAATCTCAAAACTATGCTATTTTCGGCAAAGTTCATAAATTTATTAAAGATACTGAAAAGTATTATGATAATGTTGAGCTTTTAAAGTATAGTGAAGAACGGGGGTGGTTTTTGCCGAAATATCATTATCTTGCAGGAATTGATAAAGATAATCTTAGAAATGATTTTCAAAAGTTTGATGAACCACGTAATTGGTGTCCTGATAAGCGGGCTAGGGGGCTAGCTAAGGAAGCTTTAAAGGTTATATTACGTCCATTTTTGTCAGGTAGTAAGGAAATTTCTTTTGAAAGCGCTGTTAAACGTGCTGAAAAAAGAACTGCTCCTGGTTATCAGTTTAAGAAAATGGGATTTAAAGATAAAAATCAGGTTTTTGAATTTTTCTATGATAAATTAAAAGATATGATTACTGAAATAACTATTGGTACTGTTATAGATAGTTTATGGGAAGCTTCTCCTAAAGTGGAAATACGTTCACTTGAAAAATTGATTAATCAAGATCCTATGTTAAATAAGCAAAGAACTTTTATGTGTGCTGATGTTGTTATGTATATAATTGGTTTAATGCTTTTTTCAGATCAGAATGATAAATTTAATAGAATGGCTTATAGCCGTCAATGGTCTTCTGTGGGTCGTTCAATTTTTTATGGTGGGTGGGATGATTTAGTGCAATACTTATTTTCTGATACAGCTAATGTTGAAGAATTGTTTGCATGTTTTGATGTTTCTGCTATGGAAGCTTCTATCAATTCTGAATGTTTTGACGATATTTATGAAATTCGTAAAGAATTTTTAGATTTAGAACATGAAGAATTGTTTAATTATTTTTTATTTAATAAAATGTATTCAAAAGTTGTTGATATTGATGGTAATTTAGGACTTAAAATTGGCGGAAACCCTAGTGGTTGTTTTAATACTTTGACTGATAATACTATTATGTTAATTTTATTGTTTTTATATCATCTAGCTAAAAAATGTACCACTGTTACAGAACTAGTTAAAAAATATAAAGAAAGACCGGCCGCAATGGTTGGTGATGATTCAGTTATCACGAAGAGTGATGATTGGATTGGGTTACAAGATAGTTCTTTTGAATTAGGTTTTAAGATGAAACCTGAAATTACTGATGAGAATGGATCCATATGGATTCCTTTGACTTCTGTTAAGTTTTTAAATTTCGGCTTTATTTTTAATTCTTTAGTTGGTATGTGGATTTTTGAACCCAACTATGATAAACTTTTTGCTGGCTTATTTTATAATCGTAAAAATAATAGTTGGCGCTTAACTTATGCACGTTTATGTGCTATGAAAGTATTATGTTATAATAATAAAGAACTTTATCGTCAAATAAAAGTTTTAATTTCTCTTGTATGGTTGAATCATCATTTGGATATGATTTCTGAAAAGAATATTGATGATAAACTGCCTATGTCAGTTTTACCTACATTAGAATTATCTGATGCTCATATTGAAAATTTAATTTATGGTTTGGAAACGGGCCCGTACTCACATTCTGTTGATTTAGTTGTAGATTTGTCTATAGCTATTCATAGTTTATTTTAGGATTAAGGAAGGAATTCGCCTAAAATAAAGTGGGAAACTACTTTATTGGATTTTTAAAATGGCGAAAAATAAAAATAGAAAATTTATTGGTCCATTACCTAAGAAAAATAAGACGGCAGCACAAGTTGCACGCCAACGTCGCAGGAATGAAAAAAGACGAGCGAAAGCTAAGGCCTTTATTGGGCCGCGTACTGAAAAACAATCTATGCGACGAGGCAGAAAAGCCCGTCTTGGAGGTACTGGTGATTATAAGGTTTTTGGTATTCCTATAAAATCAAAATATAGTTCTTTGAAAGAAGCATTGGGTGCTCGTTTTTCTAAAGCATCAGATGCATTATTTGGTGAAGGTAATTATAAATCTAATGCTAGTTATACATCCGGAAATACTGTTTCTAATAGTATTATTCATTCAGGTCATAATGGAGCACCACCAATATTTGGACATAGAGTGCAATCTAAAGGTTCTTTTCCTATTAAATATCGAGACTTTGTTGCACAAATAACTTCTTCCAATGGTGCTGTTAATATTCAAACTTTTATTGCTCAAGCTGCTAATTCTGCATTGTTTACTTTTATGTCTCGCATGGCTAATATGTTTGAAGAATGGGATCCTCATGGTTTGGTTTTCTTTTTTGAATCTACAGCTTCTTTTGCTCCCGGTACTATTGGCTTAGGGGATGTAGTGATGTATTTTCAATATCGTCCTGATGAAGCTGCATTAACTACTGTTGTTCAAGCTTTAACTTATGATGATTCAGTTGCTGGTAATCCTACTCAAAATATGCTATTTGGAGTTGAATGTAAAAAGAAAGAAAGACCTTATCCTATATTATATGTTAGTGATGGGACAACTCAAGGTAATCAAGATATTTTTGATTTTGGTAAATTTTCAATTCTTACCAATGTTCCTGGTGCAACTACTAATGCTATTGGTAGATTATGGGTTACTTATGATATTGATTTTTATAAACCTGTTCCTGTATCAATTTATCCTAATATTTCAGCTGCTTCACAAGCTTTCCACCTGCAACTATCTAATAGTGTTACTTCAGCTGCACCTTTTGGTGGCACACAGGTTGTTAAGCTTAGTACTTTGCCTGGTGTTTCTTTTCCAGGTAATAATTCTATTACTCTTGCTAATTCTGGTCTTTATTGTGTTATAATGGCTTGGCAAACTTTAACTGGTACTGTTGCAAATCCAAGTTTAAATATTGGTAGTAATATTTCAATTTTTACTGGTTTACTTGGTGATACTTCTAATGTTGATAGTGGTATTGGTTCTACGAATGCTGTAATAATTTCTCTGGTTTATGTTAACATACCTGGTATTGGTGCGGCTAATGGTGTTACTGCTGTTTTGCCAACATCAGTTGCTACTGGTGGAGGTGATGTTTTAGTTTTTAGTTTACCATCTGGGTTTACAGTTAAAAAACCTTTAACTTTGCAGCAGTTGACAGAGTTATATTCTAAATTAGAAGCAAAATTTTTGAATCAATTGGAAGATTGTGCTTTACCTTTAATTGAAGAAATTAAGGAAGAAAAGAAGGAATTGAAGAGTGATGATTCTGATAATGATGCTGTTTATTTGAGTGCTGATGAGGCAATTATAAATGGTAAAGTTATTCAGTTAAATCCTGAGAAAGGATTTCAATCACCAAAAAAGAGAAGAGGAAGAAAATAAATATTTGTTTTTGTTTTTTATTTGTATAATCCCTTTGTCTTTTTCTTTCTTTTCAGTTTTTCAGTGTTTCTGTTTTAAAAAACCTGTGTAATATATTTGATGTGTGAAAGATGTAATTAATGAAAATTAATGAACTTTCTGAGTCATTTGTTTGTGTAAGTGATTAGCGATGTTGCCAGAAAATAGTGACATAGTTCTACTACCTTTATGGTTCTGTGAATACGGACTTGAGAACGGTTCTTGTGAGTTTGCATAAGAATAACCTCAAGTGTGTGTAGCTGTAAAAGCTATATATCCTTCTATCTACGGATCTTCGAGG